GATGAGAAAATTGGGGCCACCTGAGGCAGGATTGGATTGTGAATGAGCAAAGTATTGTTAAGAATATTCAGATTGCTGTGGCAAACAATGGTGGACACTTGTGTGCTGTTGATGCTGGTGCTCTTAGTCTTTTGTACCGTCTATCTGTCCTTTTGGATGTTAAGTTTGATGCAGGGGACACAGCTGATTTGGCGCAGTTGATTGCCAGGCATTCACAGTTGATGGATGCCCTCCTTTTGACCCCCAAGAGTCGTAGTGTTGGCTCGTCCCCAGTAGTTATGGATATAGATCATGGCAAGGAATTCACGAAAACGTATCTACGGCTCATCAAGTCCCCGCCTGCAAAGCAGCCCCGTAAAAGGGCAGTCGCTCGGCCCGCTAGTGGCGCAGCTGGCGGAAAGCGTGGGAGTACCGTTGATGGAGTGGCAGAAACACGTAATGGACCAAGCACTCGTGGTAGGTCCGGACGGAAAGTGGATTAGAACCACATGTGGGGTGCTTTGTGCGAGGCAACAGGGAAAGACTCACTTAATGCGAATGCGGATTCTTGCTGGCCTGTTCATATTTGGCGAGGCTCAAGCGTATGGGATGGCTCAGAACCTCCGTTTGTCACTGGATACCTTGTGGAAAGTTGTGGACATTGTCGAATCAACGCCGTGGATGAAACGCCGAGTTAAGAGGATTAGTAGGACTAATGGAAACGAAGGTATTGAGGTATGGTGCGAGCACGCCCCTGAGCCGTGCCCAGCAGGATGTACCCGTGTTCGTCGCTATCACATTCTGGCTGCTACCGCTGATGGTGCTCGTGGTGCCAGTGCTGACCTTCTTTACATTGATGAGTTACGTGAAATCGGGGAACCTGTCTGGGCCGCAGCTGCGCCAACAACTCGTGCACGCCCGAATGCGCAAACTTGGGTCACCTCGAATGCCGGGACCGCAGATTCAACTGTGCTTAATGATTTACGATCCAGAGCGCTTGCTGACAAGTCACCTCGATTGGGCTGGTGGGAGTGGTCAGCGGAGCCTCATTGCAAAATTACTGACGTTTCTGCTTGGCAAGCAGCAAATCCTGCACTTGGTTACACGGTTGGAATTGAGTCGCTTGAGGATTCGGTTGCAAGGGACCATCCAGACGTAGTCCGTACTGAGTTGTTATGTCAGTGGGTTGATGCGCTCGATAGCCCATGGAATTTGGCGCACTGGGATGCCGGCTTAGATCGGACGTTAGTGATGGACCCAGAGTTGCCTACGTTTATGGCTTTTGACTTGGACTTTAATCGCACTGCCTGTTTCTTGGTAAGTGCGCAGATTGCTACTGACGGTATCAGGGTGTTTAGTCACTCGTGGGAGCGGGATGAGCCACTGGGTGAATTAGAGTTGGCATCTGAGATTGCATCCGTAGTTAGGCGTTACAAGACCCGGTCGGTTGCTTACGATCCTCGTGCAGGTGAGCATGTTGCGGCGAGGCTTAAACAGGTGGGTATTCATACGGACCCGACGCCTTGGAGTGGGACAGTGTTCCCTACCTTGTGCGATATCACTATGAGTGCAATGCAAGGCAAACGACTATTGCATGTGGGTCAGGGCGAGTTGCGTGCCCAGTTGGCTGCATGCTCGAGGCGTCCCGCTTCTGATGGTGGCTGGCGCATTGCTCGTAGGCAGTCTGGTTCAATTCCTGCAGCTGTGGCGATGGTGATGGCCGTGGGTCACGCTGAAATGCCCAAAACTGTGGTAACGGTTGCAGTATGATTGGCACATGGCTTTAGAACCTGGCACCTATAGTCGCACCGTGTATTGCGGGGCTACATGGGAGCGCACCTTTACTTTCAAAATCAACGGGACGTTGGTTAATTGGACTGGTTACACAGCGAAAATGCAGGTAAAAGAATTCTTGAACTCGTCTGCTGTAATCACACTAACCTCGAGTAGCGGCATCACGTTAGGGGGAAGCGCTGGCACGATTGCTGTAGTAATTTCGTCTGCGCTAACGGGTGCCGTTACTCCAGGAACATACATTTATGATCTTGAAGTAACTAACGGGTCCGTGACATACCGGGTGCTTGAGGGCAAATTGACGTTTGATGGGCAGGTGACCGTCTAATGGGTCAAACCGTATCTGTGGACAATCCCCAAGCAACCATTTATGTGACCGAGGACGATGTAACCATTTACACGGGTGTTGTTGGTCCTCAAGGTGCTACCGGAGCCACAGGTTCCACGGGTGCCAAAGGTGACACTGGTGCCACTGGCCCGACAGGTCCCACAGGCGCTACAGGTGCCAAAGGTGACACTGGCGCTACTGGCCCGACAGGTCCAACTGGTCCCACAGGCGCTACGGGCGCTACGGGCGCTACGGGTGCAGCTGGCACTAATGGTCAGGGTTACACGGCTAAAGGTGCTTGGGACAGTAGCACTGCATACTCTGCTTATGATGTTGTTTATTACAATGGCAATACTTACTACGCAATAACGGCTAGTACAGGTCAAAACCCTAGAACAGCAACTACATATTGGGGTATTCATTCTTTAGGAATGACTACAGGACTTGCACCCTACACAACTTTAGATGTGTATTCAGTTGGCGATGTGGTTTACTGGACAAATACGGGTAGCAGTTACTATTGCATAAAGAATACTACTGCTGGAATTAGTCCAGCAAATACAACTTATTTTCAGTTGTTGGTTGCAAGAGGTGCAACAGGTGCCACTGGTCCTACAGGTGCAACGGGGCAATACCCATACCCAATTGCCGCAAATACTTATGATGTCACACCTCGGTTTATGGCTACTAGTGCGTCAGGCCGTTCGCTTAGCACTGGAAACGTTTATTGGGTGGCCTACGTTCCAACGGTCGACATAACTGTAAGCACTATTACCGTTGCTACAACTGCCGCAACCATTCCGCTAAGTGCCCACAAGTTTCAAGCAGGTATATTTACAGGAAACACAAGTACGCCCAGCACCATGACTTGTCTCTCGTACGGACGTTTCACTTCAGACTCTGTAACGCCTAATGCTTTTACAACTATCAACACTGCACAAGTCTTTACCCTAGGCTCAACAACCGCTCGAGTATCGGGAACAAATACAACTACGGCTAATGGCGCACCGACATCACTAACACTCAGTGCAGGCATTACATACTGGATAGGAATTAGCGCCTATGCATCAGGTGGATTTACAACTGGTGCAGCCGTACAAGGATATCCAACAAGCCTAAGCATTTTGGATCCTTGGCTAGTTACTGGCACAAACGCTTTCAGCAATGGCGATTTTAATCATTCATCAGGGTCTAACACAATCAGTACACAAAGCACTTTTGTTGTAACTGCTTATCCGTTCTTCCAACTAAAGACTTAATGACTGTTTCAAATGGTAGGGTGAGACTGTGGGGATTCTAAATGCTATGCGCATTAAAGCACAGCCAGAATTGGAACGCTATGCGCCCACTGTCACAGCTGCAGTGCTTCCGTACACACCACCGAATTATGGTTCCATTGGCATACCGTACGATCAAAATGGCGCTATCTATGTGTCCCGTGAATCTGCGATGTCTGTCCCAGCAGTTGCCCGTGCACGAAACATTCTGTGCGGAACACTAGGAACAATTCCGCTAAAGGAATATAACAGCCAAGACCAAGAGATAACGCCACGTAAAGTTATCGACCAGCCAGACCCAGCCGTACCCAGAGCAGTTACATTAACTTGGCTCGCTGAAGATTTGCTCTTTCATGGTGTGGGTTATTTGCAGGTGCTGGACGTTTCACCTCAGGATGGACGCCCGTACAAGATGCGACGCATCAACCCGACACGTGTGTCATACAACCTGAGCACTGACCGCTCGCTCATTGTTTCGTACAATCTTGATGCCCAGTTGTTACCTAATGACGGTTTGGGTTCGCTTATTGTGTTCCAAGGCTGGGATGAAGGTGTGCTGGCCCGTGCCGGTCGTACAATTCAGACCGCTATCGAACTTGAGTCAGCTGCATACCGTATGGCTGCAGAACCTGTACCACAAATGGTGCTTAATAATGAGGGCATGAATCTTGACGGGGATTCTGTAGCAAAGTTGCTGGCGTCTTTTAAGCAGGCTCGCCGTGACCGCTCAACTGCATACACTGAGGGTCCGATAAAGATTCAGACACTCGGTTTTGACTCGGCTCAGATGCAACTTGTTGAGGCACGATCACATGCAGCTAGCGAAATTGCCCGGCTAATGGGTATTCCAGCATGGTACCTGAACGCTGAATCAGCCTCAAGCACCTACAGCAACGTCAGTGCTGAGCGTCGCTCACTACTTGACTTTGGTTTACGTCAGCTTATTTCCTGCATTGAGGACCGCTTGAGCATGGATGATGTGACACCTCGAGGCCAGTACGTTGAGTTTGACCTTGATGATTTCTTACGTGGTAACCCTGCTGAACAGTCAGATATCGCAATTAAACTTAAAGATGCGGGCATTATCACTGTAGAGGAAGCCCGTAACATGGTGGACTTCGCACCATCTACCGCTATCGCACCACCTGGGGGCAGTAATGCATCAAACTGAATTAGTCGTACGCTTTAGCACACAAATCACCTCTGCTTCAGCTGACAGCCGAACCATCACCGGTCAGATAGTGCCATTTGGTGAAATTGGTGCCACATCAATTGGTCCAGTTATCTTTGAGGCTGGCTCACTTACTGTTGATCCAAAGTCTGTAAAACTATTGTTGCAGCATGATGGCACTCGTCCAATAGGTCGGATGGAATCATTCTCAACAACTGAGAGTGGCATTCAAGCCACGTTTAAGGTTGCACAGACTTCCGCTGGTACAGATAGCCTTGTAGAAGCGTCACAGGGACTCCGTGATGGGCTTTCAGTTGGTGCAAGTATCACAGACAGCATCCAAAAGAAAGACGGCCTACACGTGTTGTCGGCTAACCTTATTGAAGTTTCGCTGGTCACTGACCCAGCGTTTGACTCAGCACGAGTCGCACAGGTAGCAGCGTCCGCTGATACTGACCCAGAATCAATCGAGGAGATTGACATGTCCGAAAACATCGAAGCCCCAGTGGCTGACGTTGTAGAGGAAGTAGCAGCACCTGTCGAGGCATCTCGAACGGTTCACGCTGCTGCTCCTGTATTTACCACCGCTCCACGTTCACCAATTGTGAACGCTGCTTCATACCTCGAGCACAGCATTCTTGCTGCGCAGGGTAACGCAGAATCCGCACAGTATGTTGCAGCTGCAAACGACAGCACTTCAACAAATACCGGTCTCACATTGCCAACACATGCTGCCGAGTTCATCACATCAACCTTCGGTGGCCGTCCAGCCATTGACGCTTGTTCACGTGGCACACTGCCTTCCTCTGGTTTATCGTTCACGATTCCAAATATGGGCACTGCACCAACCGCTGCAGTTGCTACTGAGGGTGGCACGTTCAGCAACACCGGCATGACGAGCACGTACCTCACCGTCGACATCAAGAAGTACGCTTCTCAGAACACTCTGAGTGTAGAACTTCTAGACAGAAGTAATCCTGCCTTCATGGATGCTTTGATGTCTGAGATGGGCCGAGCCTACGCCAAGGCAACTGATGCTGCAGTAATTTCTGCATTCACATCAGGTGGTACCGCAGCTACTGCTGTCGCTGCAACTGCTGCAGGTCTCCAGTCCTTCATCGCAACCGAAGGCGCTGCAGCATTCAAGGGAACATCTGAGTACGCTCAGAACCTTGTTGCATCCACAGATCAGTGGGCAGCCATTCTTGGTTACGCTGATAGCTCTGGCCGTGCACTGTACAACGCTGTTGCTCCACAGAACGCATCAGGTAACGCTGCAATCTCGTCCATCACCGGCAATGTTCTAGGTGCAAACCTTTACGTTGATCCAAACATCACCACGTCAGGTGTTATCACTGAATCAGCATTCCTGATTGTGCCTAACGCCGTCACCGTTTACGAATCACCACAGACCCGCTTGCAGGTTAATGTCATTGGTACCGGTGAAGTCCAGATTGGTCTGTACGGTTACATGGGTATTGCTGTCAAGAAGGCTGCAGGCGTTCGTCGCTTCACAAAGTCCTCTTCCTAAGACTCAACGAATGGGGCTAGGCAACTAGCCCCATTCAACCCCTAAGGAGCATCATGTCTTACATCACCATCAGCGAACTCAAAACCGCTTTAGGTGTGGGTGACCTGTACCCAGATGCTCAGCTCGACGACATTATTCAAACCGCTGAAAGTGTCCTAGAACCATTCCTAGACACCAATTCAGTGGGCGTCACCCATGCAGCAGTCATGGGCAATGTAGTGACGTTTTACACAGTCCGCCGACATGCTTTCGCTGCAGGCCAGCAAGTAGTGATCACTGGAACGGACTATGACGGCACATATTTTGTGACCGATGCCAGTGGCTACATGTTTCACTGTGCGCTTACCCACGCTGATGTGGTACTCCATACCTACAAGCCACTGGGCACTGCGACATTATCGACCGCAGTCAGCTATGACAATGTTGTGGCAGTACGCACTGCAGCGATGATGATTGCCGTGGATGTGTTTAACGCTTGGACAGTTCCGGGTGGACAGGCGCAAGGTATCGACTTCCAGCCCGGACCGTACCTCATGGGACGCTCAATTATTAGCAAAGTAACTGGACTCATTTCCCGTTACCGTGATGTGGATTCGATGATCGGATGAGCATCACAGACGCCCGTAAGGAACTAGGTGCAGCCCTCGAGGGTTCAGGCTACCTTGTCTTTGCACAGCCGAAAGAAAACATGCCAGTACCGTGCATTGTCTTAGTGCCAGGTCAGCCATACATCGACTTTCCTAGCTTCTCACTAGACCGACTACAAATGTCTTTTAAGTGCACTCTCATGGTTGCCATGATTGATAATGAAGCATCAATTGCAAACCTTGAAACACTCATGTCAAAATTTCTTGACGTCCTGCCTGCAGGTGTCGAGATAGGTTCATTCAGTCAGCCCGGACTTGTTCAAAACGGACCGGTCGATTGCTTGACCACAGATATCACTCTCACAATTCACGCAACAAAGGAGTAAGGCCATGGCCAGAATCTACGCTCAAGGTCATGACTTGACCTTATCCATCGCACAGGGAACTGGTGGTGCACCTGTTCAGTATGAGGACATTTGTTCATCAGCCACTTTGACTTACAATGCAGACCGCCAACTCATTGAGGCACTATCGGGCCAAAAGGCAGTAACGACTCAAAAGACTGGAACGCTTGATGTTGAGTTGTATCAGGACTGGGTCAGCACATCCTCAGGCACAACGTCTAACAGTATCTGCAAGGCATTGTGGAATTTGGCGAACACTGCGCCAGACACAGCCATCGCTGCAATTCTTAAGGTTACAGGTGCAACAGGCACAGCAAACGTCTACACATTCAACATCTACCCAGAATTTCCGCCAGTGGGTGGCGTAGCAACGGATGCACTCACATCCACTGTTTCATTCACTGTCGTACCGGGTTCAGTAGTACTCACAACCTCTTAATAGAAATGGGTCACGGATGAAAATCCACATCTCTTATGTTCATGCTGGGGTCGCTGGCAAGGTCACAACTTTGCCAGCCGACTTCATCCGCTGGGAACGTCACACGAAACAGAAATTTAGTGATCTGTGGCAAGGCGAAAACTTGCGTATCGGCCTTGAGGATTTGGCCGTACTCACATGGGCAGCACTAGCAAGGCAAGGCACACAAGTACCATTTGATATTTGGGTGGACAGTTTGGACAGCATCGATGATTTTAGTGATGATGACTCGGACCCCACCCAGCCGGAAGCCTCCAGCGACAGCGTCTAATATTCGCTTGTCGTGGGGTTATCCGGCTTGATTGGGATGAGCTCGATTGGAAAGACATAGCAACACTTAACGAACTATTGCAGGAGCAGTGACATGGCAGCACCGAGTAGGAGCATCAATTATCGCTCTGGCTCCGCCATCGACATCAACCCTGATGAATTCTATGCAGTGTTACGGGCACTCAAGGAACTACCCAAAGATGCCAACAAAGCATTGAGGTCTGATGCTCGAGTAATTGCAGACACAATCATTAAACCTATAGTGATTGCTGAAATACTTAGACATGCTCCGACTGTGGGTCCGACCCTTGCCCAGTCTGTGCGTTCAGCCGGTGATCGTATACCTAAGGTGATTATCGGAAAGTCCCGTGCACCTTACTATGGCAATCATTTAGCCAAAGGCGTTCAGGGACCCATCACGGGACCACAGGCAGTTAGACGGCCGAAAGGTAAACACGTACTAGCGAGCACCAATATGCTCCGCTACGGCTCCATTGTGGGCGTTTATCGTAGACAAGCTGGCACTGCAGACTCATCAGGACGCTACAAGTCCCGAGGTGCCGAAGTGACATGGCCCAAGAATGTTGTCCGACCGGGATGGACAAAGGCTGCCAGTGACAGATACATGCGCCCAACTTTTGCTGCGTGGGAATCCTCAGTGCAGGAAATTTGTCAGGATTGGTTAAGGGGTAAATATGGCAGGTAGTATCGGCCGTTCAATCAGTATTGGATTGAGCGCAAACACTAAGAATTTTGCTAAGTCACTGAAGTCTGCGGAAAAGAACCTGCAACGCTTTAAGAATGGTGTGAAAATGCTGGGCACTGCTGTTGCTGCATCATTTGCCGCTATGGGTGCAGCTGCGCTGTTGTTTGGTAAGTCTGCGATCACTGCTGCGCTTGAGGACCAGAAGTCCCAGGTGCTACTTGCCAAGACCATCAAGAACAATGCTAAGAACCGCAAGGGACTTATTAAAGACTCTGAAAAGACCATTAGTGCACTTGAGTCGCAGTACAACATTATCGACGATAAGTTACGCCCAGCATTTGGCAAGTTAGTTGTCGCAACCAAGTCTGTAAGCAAGTCTCAAAAGATTATTCGCACAGCAATTGACGTCAGCGCATTGTCCGGCAAGTCATTGGACACAGTTGTTACTGCGCTGTCCAAAGCCTATTTAGGATCGAATACGGCTCTAGGCAAACTTGGTTTGGGTATTGATAAAGCCAAGTTAAAGACAATGAGTTTCAATCAAGTCCTCGGTACGCTGGCAAAGAAAACTGGTGGCGCAGGTAAAGCAGCTGCAGGCACATATCAAGGTGCTGTTGATGGTCTAAGTATTGCTTGGACTAACTTCCAAGAATCGGTGGGATACAAAATTCTGCCTAAACTTGGTGACCTTCTTAAGTACATTAAAGAAAGCTTAATTCCGTTTCTTGGTGACGTTAAAGACGGATTTGACGGCATTGCAAAAGACAAAAATTCGCCTGCAGCGAAACTCGGCAGTGCAATTAAAAACATGACTTTGTCATTCCAAGGCCTATTTGCGTCATTAAGCGGACAACCAGCAACTAATGGAATTTCCGTTCTTGAGCAAATGGCTGGCGCATTGACAACGGTTGCAAACGCAATTAGTGCAGTGACCAACGCAATCGCAGGTAGTAAACGTTGGTGGCAAAAGTGGGGAGCACTTATTGGAACACTTACAGGTGCTGACCCGGGTAACTATGGCACAGGCCCAGCACCTGCACCGACTACGGCTCCTGTTGTTCCATCCGAAAGATTTGTCACACCTAAGAGAAATATCAAACCCAGTTCTTACAGCATGTCTGGCACAGGCACAACGATCATTAACCTGAATGGCATTGTGGACGCCGAGTCAGCTCGACGCAGCATCGAGCAACTGCTACAGAAGTCCAGCATCCGCACTGGGGCCGTATCTACTTCACGTACAGTCTGG